GCACCGACCGTCGCTGATGGCGCAGCGAAATGGGTCCGCGCCACATTGCAAGTAAACAATGGTTCGTCCCAGCGTGTGAACAAGTTCTACACATCCGACGACGGAGTGTCTTGGACTCAACTAGGCACAACAGTTACGACTGCTGGTGCAACAAGTATTTTTGATAGCACCTCCGTCTTAGAAATTGGTTCTGTTTCACTTGGCAGCAATAACCTTTTGAACGGCACCGTCTATCGCGCCATCGTTCAGTCCGCATATGACACCGCCGACAACACAACATCGGCAGTTTTCGACGCTGACTTTTCCACGCAAACCGCCGACGCACTGGCGTTTACCGAATCCTCAACCAACGCCGCAACCGTCACCATCAATACCACGCGGTATTCGTACGGACTGCCGGGGGTGCAATCGGCAACCGTAGGGACTAACTCGTTTGCGGCCAACACGGACTTCTATTTTCCGTTCGTTGTCAACCAGCCGCTCGTCGTAGACATGATGGGCTTTGAAGTAACGACGGGGCCATTTTCAAGTTCCACGACATACATGGCGATCTACAACGCCGACAACAACTTTCAACCGACAGGCTCCCCCGTCGCTACTGCCAGTCAGGTAGTCGCCGCATCCACCGCAGGCGTTGGCGTGTATCGCGTGCAAATCACGCCCGACACGTTACCCGCAGGTAGTTACCTCATCGCCTTCAACAACTCCATAGGCACCGGGTATCGAACGATTCGGGGAGGGGTTGCCGCAATCACTGCGGGGATTGGGACAAACCCTTTTTCTATCGCAGTGGGCATTCTGCGAACGGCGGGAACTTTCACCTCTAGCCCGCCAGCATGGACCGTGATCACGACTGGAACAACCGCATCAACCCACCCGATCCACCTCCGTTACAAGGCGGCGACATGATCCATCACTTCACCGATCCCCAAGGCGTGACTCACACTTGGGAGACACCCGACCCGCCCGCCGCACCGCTTGACCCGACAGGCGCACTAGCGACGCTGCTCGCAGTCACCGAAACGCTCACGGTCGAAGACGCTGCCAACGCAGTCGGACTCACACCCGCCGACCTTGTCGCAGAGGCTGAAGCATGGGCGATGGGGCGAAGCGACGAGCCATCTTGATCCCCGATTCGACGACGACACCTCCCTCCCCTGGGTGTTGAATGGATCCTCGAGGCGAACCGCCACGCACTCTGAGAACCACAACCGAATCGGACGCCGGAAACCCCAGCTACCAGCCTTCCCCCAGGCCCCGTGGCTGGGGTTTCTGCATTCCCCGAAAAAAGATCCTTGACATTCCTTTAAACGTCCTTTAAAACTTCTCATGTGGAGCAGCCGCCCCACCCACAAGAAAAGCCAACAGACAAGGAACCCCGACATGTCAGCAATCAAAGAACTCGACACCAACCTTCAAGAACTCATTTACGCCGAAGACAAAGTCGAAGAAATCGCCAACATCATCGGCAACGTCGACCACATCACCGATGAGTACGAACCCGCCGACCAGCTCGAAGACGACTACATCACCGCCCTCGTCCAAGCCGAAATCCTTGCCGAAAAAATCGTTGACACCCTCCACCCGCAAGACTTTCCCAACGACGACAACTTCTGGCACGCCATCATCAACATTCGCCTTTACATCCAAAGCACCGACATCAACGAACTCACCATCGAAGGACTGCAAGCCGAGATCGCGAAGGTTTCCTGATGTGGACTGCCATTTGCCTCATCCCAGCAGCTCTCCTCTTCGCCCATCAGATCCGACAGTCCAACAAACCGAAACCGTCGGCCCCTAGCCTTTCCGACATTCCCGTCATCGTCCTTATAGGCAACGACCTCGAGGTTGACCTGTGACCGAACCCAATGTCATACGCTGCCTCCTGTGCAAACGATCCTTTGACCGAACCGAACACGGGACCGACTCCTACCTGGAACACCGGAAGATCTGCCAGCGCACCACCAACGACACCCCGAAAGGTGCAGCATGAAACAAACAGCGCAATTCCTCACCGGCCTCACCGCCTTCGCCTTGCTGCCAGCGTTTGTCGAAAACACAGCGCAACACGACGCCATCGGCCCTGTCCTCGGACTCACAGTCCTACTCGCTGTCGTGGCAGCTGCAATCTTCGCCTGGCCAGTTAGGAACCGGAAATGGTGACCAACACGCTGGCCTTCATCGGAATCCTCTTCATCGTCGCCCTAGTTATGGGTTGGGTTTGGGTTATCTCCGAAGGCGTTTTGTGAGTAACCCGAACAAGGCCAAAGGGTCAGCAGCCGAACGGGCAGTCACCGACTATCTCAACGTCAGAGGTGTCGAAGCCGAACGAGTCCCAGCCGGCGCAACCCTCGACCGTGGCGACATTTGGGTCCCCGACAAAAACTGGCCCGCCATCCAAGTCAAAAACCATGCACGCCTCGACCTGTCCGGCTGGGTCGACGACGTCGCCATCCAAGCCCGAAACGCCGGCCGAGACACCGGAATCGTCATCCACAAACGCCGAGGCAAAGGCAACCCCGCCTCCTGGTATGTCACCTGCACCCTCGACACCCTCATCACAATCATCGAAGGGAACAAACGATGACCGAAACAAACGTCACCATCTTCTGTCAGCAACTCACAGCACTCGTAGAAACCGACGACATCGACCTAGAACTTGTACTTGACGCCGCCGACATCATCGCCGCACAGCTCGAAGAGATCCGACGCCTCGAAGCAGTCATCGCCAACCTCAAAGCCGAAAACGCCACACTCAAACAGTACGGCTTCTACGAGTGAACGAACCCGACCATCCCGACCTCCTCAACGCTTGGAAAGACCGGGCAGCTTGCAAAGGCCGAACCGACCTGTTCTTCCTCAACCGTGGCGACACCACCAAAATGAAACGTGCCAAAGCGATCTGTAGCAGCTGCTCAGTTATCGACCAGTGTCGCGAGTACGTCACCTACAACCCCGAACGGTATGGAATCTGGGCTGGCATGACCGAAAAAGACCGACGCGCCTACCGGCTCGAACAAGGCATCAAACTTCCAAACGCTCCACACGGCACACCCCGACGATATGCGGTCGGCTGTCGCTGCCTCGACTGTCACATCCTCCGAGGACGATGAAACCATGACCAACAATTCCAACCATTCACAACCTGCCACATGACAAACATAAACAGAAAGCCTCGTTGGTTTGAGACGATGGCGTAGACGGCCCACGGCCACGAATGCAACATCACCACCAACCAACCCCACCACCGGCCCCGACCCGCCTGCCACATACCAAACACACCCAGCAGCTCAAACAGCGACAACACCAACGGCCACATCACAACCTCCAACCCGACCAGGAGAAACCAAATGACAACGCTAGACGCTGAAGCAATCAACAGCCTCAACCAGCCCACACAAGAAACCCGACGTGACCGCTGGGGCCGCTACCAAGTCCTCCCCCCTCGAGGAGAGAAACTTGTCGGCTACACCAGAGCCACCACCATCGCCAAAGTTCTCGACGACTCCTCGAGTCTCATGGCATGGAACTCCCGAATGACCGCCATCGGCTTGGGCCTTCGACCAGACCTCGTCGCCCTAGTCGCCACCACCCCACAAGACGACAAAAAAACTCTAGATAGTTTGGTCAAGCGCGCGTCCGAAGCAGGCGGAGCGACAGTCCGACGGGACCTCGGAACCGCTGTCCACGGCCTCCTCGAACGTCGCCTCAAAGACCCCACATTCATCGCCCCCGACCCATACCAAGCCGACATCGAAGCCGTCCTCTCCGCCCTCGCCGACGCTGGCCTGTCCTTCGTCGACGGCATGACCGAACGGATTGTGGTGAACGATGAAATCGAAGTCGCCGGAACCTTCGACCTCCTCCTCACCGATGGCGAAGAAAACTTCATCGCCGACCTCAAAACCGGCTCCTCAGTGAAATATGGCGGACTTGGCTTTGCCATCCAACTCTCCATCTACGCCAACGCCTCCAACCTTTACACCCAAGGCCCAGCCAAAGACGGCTCCCAAGACGTACGCGACCCAATGCCGAACGTCTCCAAATCCGCCGGAATTATCATCCACTGCCAACCAGGCTCCGGCCTCGCCGAACTCCACTGGCTAGACCTCGAAGCCGGCACAGAAGCCCTCCACACAGCCCTCGAGGTACGCCGGCTCCGCAAATACACACCGATCCACCCATTCACCCCACAACAAGCCACAGCGGCCCTGTACGGCCGTCAGCGGCCGGGACAAGTGCAACACGTCGACGATCCATGGCGAATCGCCACACTCGACCGAATCTCCCGAATCGTTGTTGACGGCCACGCCCAACAACTCGCCGACGCCTGGCCCGACAACCACCCCACCCTGAAATCAGGCGACCCAATCACCTTGGACCAGGGAGACGGAATCTCACGAGTACTCGACGTACTCGAAAAAGAACTCGGCCTCCCCTTCGCATCACTCCCCGACCTCAACCCGCCACCCGTACCACCCAAGAAATCAACCAGGCGGCGGGCAGTGAACGACGGCACCGACACCCTCATCCACACCGACATCATCAACCGACTCAACGAACGAGCCATGGAACTCCCAGAAGCCTCCCTCCTCTGGGTAAAAAACATTCTCGAAGACGCCAAAACCTGTGGCCGAACCCTCGCACTCTCACCACCACAAGGGATCCCAGCGGAACGCCGCTACCTGATCTGCCAAGCCATCATCGACCTCGCTGTCCATCGCGATGACGAGCTGACTTGGACAGTGCTAGACAATGCGACCGACCAAAAGATCCCACACCATTCTCTCGGAGACGCCTTCGGCACTCTCCGAAAGACCGAGGCCAAAGCGGCACTCGGAATCGTCCAAGCCATCAACAACCTCGACCTCGTACCAATGTGGGATGAGAACGGTTGTCGACTGGAAGGCGACATTGTGACAGCCATGAAACATGGCTTCCCGACAGACAAGGAAACCCAACAGTGACATTTGACAACACAGCAGCAGAGGCCCTCACCCGCAAAGGTGGCGGCAACATTGCCAAGTTCCCGAACATCGGCGACATGGTCAAAATCAAAATCACCGGACTTGAAGAGCGGCAGCAAACCGACTTCATCACCGGAGAACCCGTCACCTGGGCAGACGGCAAACCCAAAATGCAGTTCGTCTTCACCGGCATCGACCAGGACACCCAAGAGGAAACACGAATCTTCGCCAAAGGATTCATGCTTGGGGCAATCAAAGACGCTCTCACAAAAGCGGATTGCAACCTCGAAGCCGGCGGCATCCTGGCAGTCAAATATCAGGAAGACGAACCGCCAACCAAAGTTGGTTTGAACCCCGCCAAAAAGTATGTCGCCCAATACCAGCCACCCAAGCCGGCCAGCATCTCCGCCGACGACTTGATGTGATGGTGAACATGAACAACATTAAAACCACAGGCTTGAAAATGGAAACCAGGTTCATCACACCAGATGATGCCCAAAGGATCCTTACCGAAGGCTCATCAAATCGCCCGCTGAATGAAAAGCAGATTGCTAGACATGCTTTCGACATGGTCAATGGACTATGGGAGCAGACGGGCGAACCGATCAAGTTTGATGATCAAGGACGACTTATAGACGGTCAACACCGACTCAATGCTGTCGTCAAAAGCCGTATCACCATAGAGTTTGTCGTGATTTCCGGACTTTCAACCAAAGCCCAAGACACAATGGATTCTGGTCGGAAAAGATCACTTGGCGATCAACTCGCAATGCGTGGTTACAAAAACACGAACCAAATGTCAGCGGCGATTACATTGCTGATGTCGTGGGAAAGTACTGGAAAGCCTATTCGATTATTCAATAGAACCAATGTCCAAGCTATTGAATGGTCGGAAAATCATTCTGGGATCGAAGCCTCAATGGTTGCTAGTGACTTAGCTCGGAGAACACTCCATTATCCAGGTGGTCTTGCGGCCGCTGTTCATTATCGAATGTCAAGAATCTCGCCCGTCAACGCAGACTTTTTCTGGAAAGTGTTGGGAGACGGGAAGTCGGTTTCAGGAACGACAACGATTCTGACGTTGCGGGAACGGATGATTAAGGCAGCGATAAAGAAGGAAGGCAGCGCAGCGCGCATGTCAGATGTCTATCGCGCAGCCCTCACAATCCGGGCTTGGAACGCTTGGATTGAAGGGCGAGACCTTGTCAAACTGGTTTGGCGTCCCGAAATAGGCGAACAATTCCCAATCCTTGTTCACCCAGAGGAACCAATGACATCAGAGGATTTCATCTGATGGCAAAGCGACTCATCGGCGCACAACTCGACCAGCAGCTCATCGACCAAATCGACGAAGCCGCCAAACGTCTTGGAGTGAACCGATCCACCTTCATCCGTAGGGCACTCGACGCCTATCTGGCAGACACCCAGCCGAGCGCCTGACCAGTAGCAGCCCCACCACAAACCCGACCTGTGGTGGGGCTGCTTCACCAACCCGAAAGACCAAACATGGACAAAGCACACATCCTCATCCGCACCGACCACCACCGAAACCTCTTCCTCATCGAAGCCGTCATGGGAGCCGACCGGATCACCATGGCAACATCGGCCACACACGCCGACGCCTTCCAAATCGCCCAAAAACTCGCCTCCTGGACAAGACGTGACCCAGACAACGTCCCCTTCCCCATCTACGACCGCTCCCGAACCCTGACGTGACCTCGGCCAATAAACATCGGGACTGGCGCTGCCCAAAATGCGCCAACGAATACTCGACCCCACAACCAGTACTAGCCGTGCTCTGTCGCAGCTGTACAAGAAAGACTCGAGGAAACCCCCAATGGATGAAACCGAAAGCCACTGGAAAGAAACCGGAGCCGGCTGTCTAGCCGTAGCACTCCTCCTGACAGCAGCAGTCATCTTCGCCCGCTGCTCACAACCTGCAGTCGCCGAAATGGAACAGGCACCAACCCAACCAATACAAACCATCGGCTACGACTTCACCGACAACGCAGCGCGCGCGCTAGCCGAACTCAACCTGTACCTACATTCCGTAACAACCACCAGCACGATCCCTCCGAAAACTGCCAAAAACAACAACAAAACCATCACCCAACCCTCCAATCCGGCCGATCATGCGGACAAGTGGGATCGTTTGGCCCAATGCGAAACCGGAGGCGACTGGGCAGCGAACACCGGCAACGGATTCGGAGGCGGCCTCCAATTCATGCACCAAAACACCTACTCCACATGGCGGTCCTTTGGCGGCAGCGAATACGCCGCCCATCCATGGGAAGCCTCGAGGGAACAGCAAATCGTAGTAGCTGAGAAAGTCTTGGCCTCATCCGGCTGGAACGCCTGGCCGGGCTGCTCACGAAAGTTTGGATGGATCTAATGAAACACAACCCCGACATTCCCGAAGTATTCATCGCCAGCACCGACATCGAACTGGTCCGCACCGCCGGCAATCTCCTCGAGGCCGAGCTGATGAAACTGCACCGCCACCACCACGGCCCCGAATGCTCCACCTGTGAAGCACTCCTCACTTGGTGGACAGTTAACGGCCGATGAAACACGGAACCCTTAACGGCTACAAACACCATCGCTGCCGCTGTGAACCATGCCGACAAGCGAATCGGCAATACGCTCGAAAATTGAAGGGCCGAGAATATGACCGGGAAGGCCCGACCCTTTACTGGCCCATCCAACCACTATTCGAAGCAGCAGGAACCAACCAGTTCGGCGAACTCTCTATCCGAACTCGCATCTCCACCCGAACCCTCCACAGATCGTTCGAACGTGGACTGACCGACAACACAGCCGACCGGGCAGCCATCGGACTCGGACTGCACCCCATCACCATCTGGCCCCACTGGATCGACCCCTACCTCGAAGGAGCAGCATGACCCCAGACGACATACTCCAAGCACTCAAAAACCAACGGTTCTGGCCCAACCCCGACACCTTGGATGAAGACCTCTGCCACGCCATCGGACTCATCCAAATTCTTTGTGAAACCAACGCAAAATATCTGTCCGGAATGATGGAACTTATGGCCGCCATCGAAGACACCACCGGAATGGAACTCGGCACACAATGACCACCACCATTCACCTCGGCGACTGCCGCCAAATAATCGCCACCCTCGACGACAACAGCATCGACTCAATCGTCACAGATCCGCCCTACGAACTTGGCTTCATGGGCAAGAAGTGGGACAACTCAGGCATCGCCTACGACGTGCAGCTGTGGACCGAATGTCTCCGAGTCCTGAAGCCTGGCGGCCACCTGCTCTCCTTCGGCGGGACTCGCACCTACCACCGTATGGCGTGCGCGATTGAAGACGCCGGCTTTGAGATACGCGATTCGATCCACTGGCTGTACGGCTCAGGCTTCCCGAAGTCGCACGACGTTTCCAAGGGGATTGACAAGCAGCGCCATGACCGGGACGACATCTACAAGGTCACGGCATGGATTCGCAAAGCACGAGACGAAGCAGGCGTCACAAATCGCGATCTAGCAAAACCTTTTGGATACACCCAACAGATGGCGGACCACTGGACCACAAACAAAAGTCAGCCATCCGTGCCAACGCTTGACCAAGTGCCTCCGCTTCTGGACGTGCTCGGAATGACAGTTGACGACGTACCCGACGACATCCGACGACTGTTGTGGGATCTCAACGGCAAGAAGGGTCAGCCGGGGGAGAACTGGGCAAGGCGTGAAGTGGTGGGCAAGCGCATCACCGGCGCTGCCATGTCCGGCAAGGCAACTGGTGAGGCACTTGGGACTGGTGGCACTTCGTTCGGCAGTGGTCAGAACGAAATCAAAATCACCGCCCCCGCAACCGACGCTGCGAAGCAATGGCAAGGCTGGGGGACAGCACTCAAGCCCGCCCACGAACCGATCGTCGTCGCCCGCAAACCGCTGATCGGCACTGTCGCCGCCAACGTGCAGCAACACGGCACCGGGGCGCTCAACATTGACGGCGCGCGCGTCGGTTATCAGTCCGACGCCGATCTTCAAACAACACAACAGAAGAATCCCGGAACCGATGATGTAGTCACCTCAGGCGTTTATGGCGCCGACCGCCCACAACAGTCAGTCAACGCTGCCGGTCGCTGGCCTGCCAACGTCATCACCGACGGCAGCATCGACGCCGAATGGGTGCGCTACTTCTACAGCGCCAAAGCAAGCAAAGCCGAACGCAACGCCGGACTCGACGGCCTTGAACCGCAAATAGGAGCTGGCAAAGGAAATGGCCTTGGGCGTACTTGTGCCACCTGTGGTTCCTCTGTGATCGGAGGATGCAACTGTCCAGACCGAACCTTTGTCAACCCTGCCGCAAAAAATTATCACCCAACCGTGAAGCCGCTGGCGCTTATGCGTTACCTAGTGCGACTTGTCACACCACCCGGCGGCACCGTCCTAGAACCGTTCGCCGGCTCAGGCACCACACTCGCCGCCGCCATCCTTGAAGGCTTCGACTCCATCGGCTGCGAACTCACCGACGACTACCTGCCCATCATCGAAGGCCGCATCGCATGGGCTGAAGAACAAATGAAACCCGACCCCGAAAGCCTCTTCAACCAATGAACAATCCGCTTCCGACAGCACTTGACTACGCCGCCAAAGGCTGGCGGATCGTCCCCATCCGACCAGGAGAGAAACGGCCGGCGCTCACCAACTGGCAAAACATCGCCACAGCAGATTCGGAACTTATAACCGAATGGTTCACCGGCCCCTACCATGACCATGGAATCGGCATCGCCACCGGACCTGAAACCGGATTCTTCGTACTCGACGTCGACATCACCGACACCAAAGCAGGCGACGAAACCCTCGCCGACCTAGAAGAACAGTACGGACGCCTCCCAGAAACACTCATGTCCATCACCGGCTCCGGCGGCTGGCACCTTCTTTTTACCTATCCGACCGGTCAGGAGATCCGAAACGACGCTGGCCGGCGCCTCGGACCAGGCTTAGACATTCGAGGCATCGGCGGACAGATCGTCGCACCACCAACCATCCACCCCAACGGCAACGCCTACCAATGGGACCACGGATGCGACACCATCTCAGACGCCCCTGAATGGCTTTTAGAGCTGCTCACCACACCCGAACCAACACAACCACCACCCAGCACCTCGAAGCCCTCGGATACGGACTCAATCGCTGCCAGATACAACCAACAAACCACCTGGCCTGACCTCCTCCAACAAGACGGCTGGACCCTCGCCGCATCTCTCCCAACCGGAGAAACGCAATGGACCCGACCAGGCAAAGACATCCGAGAAGGAATCTCCGCCACCTGTGGCCACGAAGGCCGAGACATCCTCACCACCTTCACATCCTCTATCCCCTGGCTACCCGAAGACTCCTACTCACGGTTTGGCTACTACGCCTGCCGACACCACAACGGCAACCGCTCAGCAGCTGCAACCCATCTCCTCACACAAGAGACCCAAACTCTCGACAACTACTTCACCAACCAACTGATCACCCCACCCGAACCCAGCATCGAACACCTCGAGAACCGGATCGAACTCGCCCACATCGTCGACTGGACAAAACTATGGACAGACGACCGACCAGACGAAGAATGGCTCGCCGAACCCATCATCCCCAAAGGCCGAGCCATAGCCCTCTACGCCCCAGCCAAAGCAGGCAAATCAACCATCGTCCTCGCCATCGTCGCAGCAGTCGCCACCGGAGGCCGCATCCTCGGACAAACCCGAGCCACCCCCACAAACGTCCTTTATCTGGACTACGAGATGACAGAAGACGACCTCATCGAACGTCTCACCGAACTCGGCTACGGACCCCAAGACAACCTCGAGAAACTCCACTACGCCCTCCTTCCCTCACTGCCACCCCTCGACACCATCGAAGGAGCCACCGCCCTCCTCCACCTAGTCGACCAAACCAAAGCCGAACTCGTAGTCGTCGACACCTTCGGACGTGCTGTCGAAGGCGACGAAGACCGAGCCGACACAGTCCGAGCGTTCTACCGACACACAGGACTCTCACTGAAAGCCCGAGGCGTCGCAGTCCTACGAACAGACCACTCCGGCAAATCCGTCGAAAAAGGAATGAGAGGATCCAGCGCCAAAGCCGACGACGTCGACATTGTCTGGCAGCTCTCACGAACCAACACCAACAAAGGCGACGGAGTCCGCCTCAACCGCACACACTCACGCCTCTCCTGGGTACCCCAAGACATCCGCATCAGCCGCATCGAAACCGACCACGGCCACGACTACGTCATCGACGCCCAAGACCAGCAATGGCCCGACGGCACACGCCAAGACGCCGACCTCCTCGAGACACTCAACCTCCCCGACAAGGTCGGCTTCAACGCAGTCAAAACAGCCGTCCGAGAAGCAGGCCACAAGATGAGAGACAGCCGCATCCGAACCGCCCTCAAGTTCCGCAAACAGGCAGCCAACAGCCAAGAACACATGAGACTCACAGCCGGAATCACCAACAATTCACAAGCGCACAAGCGCGTCGGACGCGATGAAAACAATCGGGACGCGCTCGACGGGACGCGACAGCGGGACGCGCAGGGTGAAAAGTGGGACGCGCCGGACGCGCTAACAAAACCCCACGTCACAGCCCCACAAAATCGGGACGCGGTAGACCCCGAACGGGACGCGGTAGCAGCGAGCCAAACGGGACGCGTCCCCCCCTATAGGGGGACGCGGTCCGAGGCCACCCCAGAAACACCACAAACAACCCCCCTCTTCTGAACCTTAAGGAACATCACATGGCAGCTCGAAGATGTGAAACATGTGGGGGATGGGTCACCCCACCCCAACCATGCAAACCATGCCGCCAAGCATACGAGAGGGGCCGGTCCAAGGGGAGAGGCAGGAGGGAGGAGTACGCCGGCAACTGGCGCTACAACTCACAACAACTACGCCTCGAGTGGATCACCATTCACGGCTTCAACTGTCCAGGCTGGACAATGCCCAACCATCCAGGCCGACCCCCCCACCCCGCCTACGACCTCGTCGTCGACCACGACCTCGGAATCCTGTGTCGATCCTGCAACAGCAGCAAGGCGGCCACCTTCGACAGGGAGAGGAGGCGAACCACCCCACCAACCAACACCCACACCACCCCCGAATAACCATCTACCCTGTGCATAACGCCCTCGAGTAGCGGTTATCCACAACCCTTTATCCCCAGAAGTTGTCCACAGGATATCCCCAGCCTGTGGACAAAGGGGGAGGGGCCTGTGGACAACGGCCCCCTCGAGGGCCTGACAACCCCTGCGCCCCCCTTCTCGCTATGTCTGCAGGGTCCGAATTCTGTGGATAACCCTGTGGAAATGTGGATAACTCTGTGGACAACCCGAGTCTGTGGAAAAGGTTGTGGACAACTCTGTGGAAAACGTGATCGTCAAATTTGCCGGGCTGTGGACAACTCAGCCTGTGGATAAGCCCCTGTGGATAATCTGCTGTGGATAACTCAACGACTCGAGGTCGACACCATGCCCCCTGGTTCCAAACCCCAACCGGTCGGAAAATCCGATCAACGCGAAACAGTCTTCAAATGGAATCTCGCCGAAACTGAAGGCTGGCAACACGGCAAAATCCCAGCGCCCGCCGCCTCCCTCTCCGCTCATGGAAAGCGCGCGTGGAAGACATGGATGAACGCCTGGTGGGCCAGCTTCTACTCCGCCGAGGATCTGCCAGGACTTCAGCTGCTCGTCATGCTTTATGACAAAGTCATGCTCGAGGAGATTGACGTGACGAAGATTCTTCCGCTGCTGGATCGTTACGGCATCACCCCGAAGGGTCGTCAGGACCTACGATGGGCGCAGCTGCCAGTGAAGGCAGAAGCCTCTACCCCGACTCCCGAAGTCCAAGATGAGATTGCCGAACGTCGACAGACTCGCCGATCCAACTTGGCGTAGGACATCCATGTCACTCACTCGCCTTACCGCTCCTACCGACTGGCCGACTCTTGGTTGGCAGGTCATCGACTGGACCGAAAAGTATTTATGCCACGGCCCTGGCGACATCCAAGGCGAAGAACTCGTCTGGGATGAGGAGTTCTGCCAAATCATCCTCGACTGCTATCGCCTCTTCCCGAAAGGCCATGAGAACGAGGGACGCCGTGTGGTGTCGTATTTCGGTATCTCTATGCCGAAAGGTAGGGCGAAGTCAGAGTTTGCCGGCGCTATCACCTGTGCCGAACTCCTCGGCCCTGTCCGCTTCGACGGCTGGGACGCCAACGGAGAGCCGGTAGGGAAACCTGTCACATATCCGTTCATCCGTCCGTTAGCGACGGAAGAGAACCAAACCGGCAACACCTACGGCAACGTCCAAGCCATGCTGGAACACGCGCGCGACCGATTCCCCTCCGAATGGAAGTTCTCACAGTTGGACATCGGATCCACCCGAACCCTTATCGGCAAAGGCGGCCGGTTGGGTGAGGTTCGCCCCTCGACTGCTGGCGCTGCCTCGAAGGATGGTGGCAAAGAAACCTTCGCAGTGGTCGACGAACCGCATCTGTACTATCTGCCGGAGTTGCGGCAAATGCACGCCATGGTTCGTCGAAACACTCGGAAGCGGAAGATTGCTCAGCCGTGGATGTTGGCGACAACGACAATGTTCCAACCTGGGCAGCATTCGGTGGCTGAGGATCTTTACGACGAGGCCGAGAAGCTCATGGAACGTCAGGACCGTTCTTTCAGTTTCTGCTGGCATCACCGGGAAGGGTCAATCTCGGAATCCTCCTGGGACGATGACGCCGCCCAACTCGCCTCACTGAAGGAGGCGTATGGGCCGGCAGCGGAGTGGATGGATCTGCCAGGAATGATCGAACACGAGATCCGAGCGCCAGGATCAGTCAAAGCCGAAAACGCCCGCTACTTCCACAACCTTCGATGGAAGGGCGAACAACGTGCCATCGACCCCGACAAATGGGATTTGCTGGCAGCTCCTCAACTCAACCCCGAAGGTGGAGAAATCATTGCCATCGGTTTCGACGGCTCCGACCGTGGCGAAAACGCCGACGACACTGTCCTCGTCGGCTGGGTCCTCACCGACAAACCCCACCTGTTCCTCATTGACGCTTGGAAACGTCCCGAGTTCGCCGGTCGTGACTATCGGGTACCTCGGGAAGAGATCCGAGAGAAAGTGTCTCAACTTCGAGAAACCTTCGAAGTTCGCCGGTTCGCCTGTGACCCTCCAGGCTGGCGTGAAGAAATCGAGTCTTGGGACAAAGAGTTCGGCGAAGCATTCGGAGAACCCATTGTCGTCGAAGTGTTGACGAACCGTCCGACGAGGATGGGACCGGCAATCGACCGGTTCCTCGAGGCCATCGACGAGGGATCTTTCACCCATGACGGTTCGCCCGAATTGCGCGAGTATGCGTTGAATGCTCTGTTGACAAAATCAAAAGGCCGATCCGATCTCCCGGCAATCGTGAAACCTACGATTGACTCAAAGATCGATGGATTGGTCGCCGCCATTCTCTCCTACGATGAGGTAGCCCGAATGACTCCCGAACAGCCAATCGCCCCGTTTGCGATCCTCGCATGAAAACCGCTTTTGCGTTTATCATTGCTGGACTACTCCTGCTCACTGTAGGTCTAGCCCTCTCCCCTATTCCTTGGCTCGCGTTATGTGTGCCAGGCGTCGCCCTCATCGTGGCCGGCTTACTCAAGGACGTTGAATGAGACTTCTGGACAGACTACGCAGCGGCAACCAAGAGCAGCTCGAACGCTCCTACGCCAACGGCCTCACCTTCGAAGACGTCCTCGCCATGTTCTCCTTCAACGGGAACACCTACCAGGGCATCTCTTCCCCACTTCGAGCGCCAGGCAGCGCCGTCTCTGCCAACTTCTCCGGATATGTTCAGGGCGTCTACAACCAGTCCGGAGTTGTAGCCGCTGCTGTCACAGCGCGCGCGCTGCTGATGTCGCAAATCCGGTTCCAGTGGCGCTCACTGTTGACAGGCGAAACCGGTCGACTGTTCGGCAACACCGAACTTTCCGTCCTCGAGCGCCCAGGGGATCTGACCCGAGCGGAACTTCTTTACGCTGCCGAGCAGCACAACAGTCTCGCCGGCAACGCTTTCTTCTACCGCAATGGCGGCCAACTCCGCCTCCTTCGCCCCGACTGGGTCACTGTTGTTTACGGCTCCTATCAAAACGATGTGGACCCGACAGCACAACTCGACGCTGAACTCGCCGGCTACTCCTACCAGCCCGGCGGAATCTCATCGCAAACGCCTCCGGTATTCCTTGCACCTTCACAGGTTGCACACTGGAAACCCGAACCCGACCCGATGTACTGGTGGCGTGGACAGTCCTGGATAGGTTCCGTTCTCTCCGAAATCACCACCGACCGGCAAGCCACCGAATTCAAATCCAAGTTCTTCGCCAACGCCGCAACGCCTCAACTCATCGTCACCCTCGACCCGCACACCACCCAGCAGCAAGCCACCGACATCGCCGCTGTCATCAACCAACGCCACGAAGGCTCCGCCAACGCCTACAAAACCCTTGTGCTTGGTGGCGGCTCTGATGTCAAGGTTGCCGGTTCAAACCTGCAACAACTCGACCTCAAAAACACTCAGGGCGTCGACGAAACCCGAATCGCCTTACGCGCGCGAGTCCCAGCCACCCTCCTCGGCATCTCCGAAGGCTTGGCAGGTTCGGCACTCAACGCCGGCAACTACTCCCAGACCCGCCGGATGTGGTCCGACGCCTGGTTCATGCCAACAGCCCAGAACCTTTGTGCATCCATGGAACGAATCTTGGCTTTACCAGTCGGAACACCGGCCGAACTATCTTTCGATGCCTCCCAAATCATGTTCCTTCAGGAAGACCGCAAAGACGAAGCCGACATCCGAGCCACACAAGCCTCTTCGATGCGCCAACTCGTCGAAGCCGGATTCGAACCGTCGACAGTCACCAAGTTTATCGCCACCGGAGACACCACAGTCCTCCAACACACAGGCGTCTTCTCTGTGCAGCTCCAAGCCCCAACAGAAGGACAGCCCGATGCCGTATGACGTCCTCCAAGGTGTCGAAGGCTGCTCCGGCTGGGCTGTCGTCAAAACTGAAAACGACGAAATTATGGGCTGCCACAGCACAAAAGCCGAGGCAGACGACCAACTGACGGCTTTGAATATTGCCGAATATGGCGAAAACAGTTTGTACGGCAAGAAACCTCGACGTCCGAAACGAACTGAAGAGCCAAGAGCCGCCGACTCGTACCCTCCGACAGACGGAATGGTCGAAGAAGCGCAACGTGGCCTCGACTGGCGAAGCGAATTCGGTCGAGGCGGAACCGCCATCGGCATCGCACGCGCCCGAGACATCGTCAACCGCAAAGAACTCCCCATCAACACCTGGCGAAGAGTCAAAGCGTATTTCGACCGCCACGAAGTCGACAAAAAAGCGGAAGGATTCAGCCCAGGAGAAGACGGATTCCCCAGCAACGGCCGAATCGCATGGGCGCTTTGGGGTGGAGACGCCGGATACAGCAGAGCCAAAGCCATCATGGAAGACTTCAACAACGATGAAAGGGCCGTCATGGCTGAAATCAGAGGCATCGACGGCATCTACCCCGTCACACCACTCCAAAATTATCTTTACGAGCTACTCGAGGAAACTGTCGACATCTTCGGACAGTTCGACCAAGGAATCGGCGCACAAGGCGCCCACTATGTCGGCCCTGAAGACAACCCGTTCGCCGCTGAAGGCATGGTTTGCTCAAACTGTGCATTCTATGAAGGACCGCGCGCGTGTGAGATAGTTTCAGGCGACATCGACCCCGCCGGAATATGTAAATTCTGGGTCATCCCCGAATCTCTGCTCACAATCGAAGACCCGGCCGAACTTATCGTCGAGGAAGAACCCATGATGGAAATGGAATCAGCACGTTCCACAGAAACACGCTCCGATCTGTACCGAAACGTCCCCTTCGAGTTTCGAACAGCAGAAGACACAGGCGACGGCCTCACCCTCACCGGCTA